ATCTGCTTAGTGGACAGAGTGGATACGGATTTTTTACGTGGCATTTAGTAGTATTTGTATGGTTTAACGTTGGCACCTGGTTCTTGACTTACTTTATGTAAGACTTCGTTCCATCCACCATCGGTTTTCATTCGCCAGTCACCTACTTCACCTGCGGATGCACAACCCTTAGACCAGTCTTTATCCCAGTCAGGGTTCTCTTCTCTCCACTCTGCGTAGGCTTTCATAGACATAGAGAGTTCCTTTTCCTCTCCAGTCTTACTATTTTTTACAGGATAAGTAGGCATAATTTATTTAGTCCTCCTCTTCAAGTCCAAGTTTAACACGTTCACGATGTTTGTCCTCCTTGATACGGTTTTGATCGGCGTTTGATGCTGCGTCATAGACTTTCTTATTTGCTTTAGCAAATCCCTGCTCCCAAGGCATAAGTTCTTGGCTACCAGGAGTTACTTGGATAGGATTCTTAGAATCGAAACCTTTCATTCCTGCTTTACGTTCTACTTCACCTTGTTTATCATCCGACTCCATCTTTTGATTGTACTCAAACTCTTCACGTGGAGTGATAGGTTGGTCACAATCAACTTTATCAACGTGGAAGTCAGTTGAACTATCTCCTAGCATCTTAGGAGTTCCAACTATCTTACCATACTTTTTGATATCTTCTTCAAAATAATTTCTTTTCACCTTACGTTTGTCTGTGATCTTGATCCCAGTCTTACCAGTATCTTCATCATTGTCCTTCCAAGATGCTGGAACAGGTGGTTTAAAGTTACCACATCTCTCCTCTACTGGTTTAGTTTCATTATCCATATCAGGATAGCTAGGGAAAGATTCAGCAGATTTATGTGCTGCGTACCTTAACTTACCTGGTACCACGTGTAGATTAGGATTCTGTCTTAAGAAATCTTCTCGTTGCTCTAGCGTCAAGAATAATTCCCCAACAGATTCATTATCTTTATTTGCAAATTCGTAGAGGGGCATCAGAATTTCATTACTGTAATGTATCTAGGTCTATGTGCTGCTGTAAGAGGTGGTCTAGCAGAGTGTGGTATCCTTCCATCGAATGATACTACTCGACCTGGTTTAGGTAAGACTGCTTTAGTGATCTCATCATTAAGATCATAAAAGATAGTCTCTCCACCCCAATCACGATGCCATTCATCATTAAGATAGAACATTACCGTACGATTCTTAGGACTCACGTTGTCTACGTGTGCCTTAGGACGGTCTCCAGAGCGTAGAAGATTTGTATATACATTTGGTAAGGATTCATATGGTGGCACCTTACAGACCTTTGTAAGTGCCTCATACAATGCTATACATAAGTCTTCGTCTTCTTTGTTACAACTAGGATCACCTTTATGAATACGTGTCCAGTATAAATCTGATGATCGCATTGGATCCATTGGATCGTGCTTCATCATATCTTGAACGTATTCAAGTTGATAGTTTTTTATCTCCTCTTCACTTCTATCTTGTGCTAGAAAATGTCTTGCCTTATCGCAAGCATCAGCATCATTAGCTCGCTGCAATGAGTAGAAACCTTGTGAAAGATATCTAAAGATAGATGACAATGCTTTTTCTTCTACAACATCATCCCATACTTTAATATCATTCAACCAGTCCATCCTAATGCCTCCGATACTATAGGAAACTGTGCACGAAATACATCCTTACAAGCATTGGCTATATCCATATGCTCTTTCTGTGTACCGTGACCACTTCTCAATTCTATGTAGTGTATCCAAGAGCGAACACTACCTGTCATAAAGAGTCGGGTAGGGGTAGCTAGAGGTAGTACAAACCGTGCACATTCCTTAGCAACACCATCCTTCAACATATTCTGATACAACTTCATACCTTCTTTAAAATGCTTTTGCATTCTATAGTTGTACCACTTCACCTTTCTGTCATCCATATCATCAGTAGAATTCTGACGGTTCTTCAAGTCTTGCTTACGCAGTTCAGGAAGTGGAATAGTATCACTTAATAGACTACTGTCAGCATACCGTTGAGAGAACTCTTGATATGTGAATGATCTGTGTCTCAGTATCTGAGCAGCAAGACCACGTGTAGTGTCAATCTCCAATGTCATATGTGCCTGTTCAAATACAGACCAATGACCGTGCTTAATACAATACTTTAATAAACCAGCAACGTTTGGGTTTGCTTGGTTCTTAGGGTTACTAACTCTCGCTACGTAACCCATTGTTATCTCAGCGTCAGGAGTGACTGACATAAGTTTTACATTCATTCTGGTTTCGGTTTGTTATAAAATCCTTGTCTGGTGCGACGGATCCAGACATCCATTTCTCTGTCTCTCTCAATTTCTTTGAGAGACATATTCATCTTGTCCATTTCCTCAGTGGTGTACAACCAAGGTTTTTCAAGTGCCTTTCGGATCATTCTTGATACTTTCATCGTGATAAACGTAAACGATAAATGCCAGTGTCTAACTCAGCAGGGACAAAGTTCATAGAAATTGAAACCCTACGTACGTCAGTGGTCAAGATCTTACACTCGTGTGTAAGTTGACTTGGCCATAGGAAGAGTATACCCTCCTCTGGCATCATAGTCAAGGACTCACTGTTAAACTGACATATGTCCTTAGGATTTAATGCTAGGTACGGGTCACTCTTCTCTTTTGTCTGTGCGTGGAACGTAATACCAGTAGCACCAACAGGAAAATTTAAGTAGTAAGTACCTGAGATGACACAGTTAGCGTGACTGTGTTTATACTGCCACCCTCCCTGACGTGTAACATTAACCCAACAGTCAGTAATAATATACTCATCAACCACATCCCACTTATTAACATCCCTCATAAAATCTAAGTAACTCTCACCCAAAAACTTTTCAAAGTCCTTAATGATAGGTGCATCTTCATCTAGAAAATTCTCTCCACTCTTATTCCAGAAGTGAAATATATCTTTAGACACAGGAGAACCATCGATCTCCTTGGTTTTCATCTTATCTCTCACCGTCTCCTTAAGTTTCTTATGGCCATCAGTATCATCCCAACGATAAATACCTAATGCTTTAGGAAACATTTCAACGACTTCTTCTCTACTCATCTTTTGTTAACCTATAATTGTATCCACCATACGTAAGTACCTGTGGCATAAAATTCATTGAGACTGATACTCTAGCAGAATTTGCTCCAGTTGGCAAGGTATAATGGTTTAAATGACCTGGCCATAATATAAGATGACCTTCTGTCGCATTACCTATCTCTTGTGCAGTACTAAACGGTGAGTCTTTCAATGTCATATGTTCTAGGTAAGGTTTAGTAGCAGAATTTGAAGGGTTGCAGAACACCACATCACCACACTGCCCTTCCATATGTACGTAGTAAGTACCAGACACTAAAGAGTTAGCGTGAGAGTGCATCACTTGATGACCACCCTCTGCTGCTACGTTAACCCAACAGTCAGTAACAAACACATCTTGTGAACTATTATATCCTTGCACATCTATAACAAAATCACAATAACATTCTTCCAACCACCTATGAAAATATTTAAAGATAGGTTCATCATTATCATACAGTAAATGCTCTGCACTCTTCTGATAATAATGTTTTAATGATGGTGCTGCATCATTAATTCTTACGTCAGATTTTTTTATTGATTCACGTACAGCAATCTTAAATTCTTCGTGCTTATCCTCAGGCATTTTATATGTACCAAGAGGTGTAGCAAACATACTACGTAAGTTAATTCTATTAGGTGCTATCCTCACTTCTTAGTCACCTTAAAATTATAAGCACCAGCTAGGAATTCCTGTGGCATAAAATTCATTGAGAGTGATACTCTAGTAGCATCACCATTAGTTGTGGTCATATGAGGTAGATTACTTGGCCATAAAATAAGATACTGTTCTTGACAGTTACCAAAGTGTTGTGCCTCATTATACATCGTAGCTTTACAGTTATCAAATCCAAAGTAAGGTTTGTTAGACATCGAACTCGGATTGATATACATTATTTGTCCAGCATCCTCAGGCATACAAAGATAGTATGTACCAGACACAAATGCATTAGCGTGTGAATGTAATACTTGACTACCACCTTCCTTAGTAACGTTAACCCAACAATCAGTGATGAATGTTTTCTCTGTCATCATCCAACCTTGTACGTTAGTTACATAGTCACCATAACATTCCTCCAACCAGTCGTGAAAGTGTTGGAAGATTTCATCGTCATTATCGTATAACAAATGCTCCTTTTTATGCTGATAAAAATGCGTTAACTTACCTTGCTCACATTCATTTGCGAAGCCAGGTTGCACCTTTTTAATTGCTTGTCTAGTTGCATCTAACAGTTCCTTATGCTTGTCATCAGGATACTTATAGTATGCCAATGGCAAAGGAAAGATAGGTTCAACTAGTTCCGCTTCCACTCTCATCTTTTAATGCATTACGAAGTTTGTTTGCTTTGATTCTTTTCTTAATCATCTTAGCATAGTATACTTCTTGTTCAGTATACCATCCAGGATTTTCTTTACTCCTTTTTATAATTAATTTTGCTGCTTTCTTGTCCTTCATAGTACGCTCTAAAATATGGGACAACACCGTTGGTGATCTTATGCCCCTTTGTGATCCATTCATCCGCACAAGTATAGATTGCTTTGGATGTACAAGTGGTACCAAAAGTATGAAGAAGTTTAATTAGAACTTGCTGCCTTAATAATAATTGTTCATCAGTCAGTGTAGCCATCATCATCTTGAAGAGTTAAATAGGTTGATTTTATAAATGCATCCCTAGGTGTGTTAGCTGTGTAAGCATCCACGTCAGAATACACTTCTGATTCTAGCACAGTTAGTAAAGATTTCAAGTCCTTTACCACAGTTTTAAGTTTAGCCTTGTCCATTTTGTTCCCACTTTAACTATGTAGGTCATAAAAAAAGACCCCTATTTAGGGGTCTTAAAGTTAAGCAGCAACTGCTTTGCTGTTGTGCTTGACACCTCTGTAAGTCAGTTCTGACTTAATAGGTGTGTTTGACTTGCGTGAATCAGTGTCGTACTTGACACCACGGTAAGTGACTTGTGCCATTGGCTTGTCCTCTGGATTGGGTGGATAAACCCGTTCCTTCAGTCGGCATTTGCGTCCCAGCATTCAGGTGTTTCTTCTATCACAACCAGAATCATTTCTGCTCGTGTCTCTTCCTCGATGTTAAACTCATAGAACTTATCAATAAGTACCTGAGCGTCCATACAGGTTAATGTAGATGCAATAACTGCTAGATGAAACATACTGAGATGAACGATCCGTTCCGTGTCGGCTTACTTGCGACCCTTCTGGGTTGAACGATGTGTTAATAATAACACAGTTATATTATATAGTCAAGTAAAACTGTAACACTCGATACAATTACATTCCTTGCGGTGTATCAGCAGGATTGACAGCCATAGAAGGAAGTGGTACTCCTTGTGTTGCTCTCTCACCTGGTGATGACCACCCTTTACCTCTTGGTTTAGGTGGTGTCGTTCTATTACCCCATTGTATTTGAGGGAATGCCTCTTTGATTACATTCTCAGTAATCCTGTACTTCTTCTTAAGATTCTTGTCTTTAACTAGACAGACTACTTCTGCCTCAGATTCGTGTAACCCTTCTAGAAGACCTACGAACATTGTTTCTCTCTTAAGACTAGAGAGATCGTCAGCACCACCCTTCACAAAGTAGTGAAGTACTCTATGTTCTGTGCTGAGTTGAGAATGCTCTGTTCCTGGAGGTGCTTCATTTGGTTTGTATGGTACAGCACCTTCAGGTAAAGCAGATTCGATACTAGGATCGAAATTCATAATCAGAATTTTTCTAAGAGCATTACTATTATGCTCCCGTAAAAGATTAATCTTTGCTGCCTTGGTCTTGGCATTGCTAACCTTTTGTAGCACTTCAGAAATTAATAGTTCAGCCATAATAATCAGGTTTTTAGTATTTAGTCCTCATCTTCTACCTCTTGTTCGTGGAATCGAACGTGTAAAAGATCTCCAGAATAGGGATTGCCATTGGCATCATACATTTCTGGGTGTTCATAACTAGTAGGTGTTTCTTCCTTTGTAGTGGTTGCGTATACAACATCGTTTCCTATCCATCCAATGATACCTCCTAGAATAAAGAAAATTAGACTGGTAACAGCACTGAAATAAAGCATCTCAGGCATAATTATAATCCTCAATTCGTTTCTATTTAGACCAACCCAATGGATTTGAAATGTCGTGCTGTCTCTACTAAACCTCCTAAGTTCTCACCATTATACACTACTTGTGGAAATGTGACAACCTCTTTGTTTAGATCAATCTTGATCTGTTCCCTACTAATGTCTCTATCAACTAGGATCTCTTTATAATCTACCTTTGCTCTTGCCATCAGTTCTTTAGCTAGGGTGCAGTATTTACAATCTGTCATAGTATAGACGATGTTCATCTGCCTTCCCTCGATTTGTTTCTGATAGTAACGTGGTTACCTTCGATAGCAAACTCTAGGTAATCTGTATGATCCCACTGAAGTTCTTCATACAGTTCATTAAGTTTGTCCATATCATCCCACAGATCAGTGGGAGTAGGTTCACCCCAAAATGGGTTCTCTTCCATAGGTAAATCTCTTTCTAATATATTAGCATAGTTTATCATCCTTGCCAAATTAGATCAGGCATTGCTGACTGGCCAGGTCTCATTACAAATAACAATATGGCATAACATACAAACCATATGATATTAAACAACCACGCTTGTCTCCAGAAATACTTTCTGATAGCCATAGACCTAAGCACTTGAGGTGCTTTATCTTGTGCTCTAAAGATCGATTCAATACCAAATGCAATGATGCATCCTATGACCAATGGCCAGAATACAAAGTTTGCAAATGACATAATTGAAATTAGAAATACCATTTAATGCAGAAGCAGTGGTGACAGTTCGTTAATTTTTCCACGTTTTACAAATTCAATTGCTGAGGGTAGTATAGCATACTCTTGCCTTTGTATCTTAGCGGTAAGAGTATCTATGTTGTCATCAAGTTCAATAGGAACTTTACCTTGTAGTATAATCTCTCCACCATCTAGTTCCTCATTAACATAATGGACAGTACACCCTGTCTCAGGGTCACCAGATGCTAACGCTTGTTCTACTGCGTGCAGTCCTTTATACTTTGGTAGTAGTGATGGATGCACGTTTATAATAGGAGCAGTAAAAGCATCAGGGTTTTTAATAACCCTCATATATCCTGCCAATATAATTAGATCTACTCTCCACGCTTCAAACAACTTGACCATATCATTTTCCCTCTTATGATCAATATAACAATGAGGGATTCCAAATTTTTCTGCTCTCTTTACTGCTCCACAATCTTCCTTGTTGTGGATCATCAATACCACTTCATCCCTTGTGCAGGTACGTAAGATGTTCTCGAAGTTGGTGCCCTTACCAGAGCACATAACACCTAATCTCATAGTCCTACTCTCAATCTAGATGTTTCTACAATCTCAACCTGTATAGGTTGGTTAAGAATAGAACCAAGTTTACGGTATGCTATAGCAGTAAATACTTGAGGTATGATAAAAGCAACCATTGCTATTATCCAGAAAACATAGTACCAGTTTTCTTTATTCTGTGTTCGCATTTTATTTTGGAGGATGATTGAGTAACCATATCCATACGATTCCTAATACTATTATAGAAAAGATTCTTATAGAACTAGGTGAGGTATCTATCATAAAAAAAGAGACCCCCGAAGGAGTCTCCATTATACGGTTGA